ATGTTCTCGATGCCGTACTCGACATCGTGACCGAGGTGGTCAGCCGCAGCCTGGGTCAGGTGCTTGCGAAGGCTCTGGACGCCACTTCCGGGACGGTTGACGTCGCCCATGGCGCTGTGCAGGAGCTGCTGGGTGGTGGGTCGATCCCAGCGCTTCTCGAGGTCCAGGCCGCTGTGCTGGAGCGAGACGCTCTTGCCGGGGTTCTGAGTCTCGAAGACGTTTCGAGTGGTCATTTCTGGTGTTCCTTCCTGGGTGTGAATGAGGTCGCCCTCGGGGTCTTGCTCGTCGGAGTGTGTAACGGAGTCTGTACCCTCGAGGGCCACTCCGATCATCACCCGAACAGCTGCTTGCTGGTCCGGGGTCATGCTTTCCCAGGCCTCGGCCACGCTTGCGTGCTCGAGATCCTCGTCTTCACCATCCACGCCCTCTTCGGGCTCTTCAGAAGGCGTCTCTTCTGTCTCGTCGTTCTCCTCAGAACCCTCTTCACCAGGCTCTTCGGTGGTCTCTTCCGCCTCTTCGCCCTCGACGGGCTCTTCGGTAGAAGGAACGGCGTGCTCGAGAGGCTGCCCCATGCGAATGAAGGCCTCGTCGGGCAGGGTCTCGATGGCCTGCGGGTCATCGGGGTCATCCGGGTTGTCGCTGTGAGCGACTCGGATGTTGTCGATCTTGGCACCGGAGTTCGCGCCCGCGAGAGCGAGAGAGACCTCCTTGATACCACCGCCAAGCACGTGCTTGACTCCAGCAGCGATCTTCTCCCTCAGATCGTTTGCCCAGATGGACATCGAGTTGAGGTCGCCGTGGTCTACCGTCTCCTTGGCATGCTTCCCCTTGGCGGTGGAGTTGCAGTAGACGTATCCGTACATTCCATCGGATCGCTTCTCCAACAGGACGTGACCCAGGACGTTCTCGACGTCCTTGTGTCCGTGCTGCCAGACGAACGGGACGACTTCGCCATCCTGGTGCTCGAAGGCCTTGGCGTCGATCATCCGGCCGTCGGTGCACACGATCCCCGCCTTGGTCACGTAGCCACTGAAGTCAGGCTCGCGATCGATCTGGGTAGTATTACTTCCCATTTTGACGGTTCTCCTTCCGTTTCATCTCAACGGCCGTTCGATGCCGTTTGGTTTCGAGCTTGCTCGATTGCAACGTGCAGTTTTGTCTCGACATCAGCAATTACAGCTCTGGTGTGAGAAATTTGCTCGTCTAGCGTCATGTCTGGCTTCTTGTCTGGCGTTGCTTTCGCTTGTTTGGCACGTTCCTTCTGTGCTTTCTCAAGCGACTTCTTTGCAGCGGCCTTCTGAGCAGCCGTCTTCGGCTGATTGTTGGTACTCTTCTGGCCATCTCCAGACTTCGAAGACTTGGAGTCGCTGCTTTTCGAATCACTACTCGAACTGGCCTTCTTCTTTGCGAGTAGCTCAGCCAGGTGCTTCTTGAGAACACCTAGCTTGCCCTTGATAACGGCCACCTGTCGAGCATTTGATTGACTCTGAAGGATGGCTGTTCTATTGACATGAGCAGATAGACCAGGCGGTGCAGACCCTTGGCCTCCCCCTCCGGTTAGCTGTTGACCTCCCGATTGACGGCCCTTCAGCTGCCTGCTGCGCAAGTACCTTTCGTGGCGTTGCGCAGGATCGTAGTGACTCTTGTTGAAAGCGCTGTGGATCACGTCATCAACGCTACGGCCCATTTGGATTCACCCCCAAATCCTTCATTGCTCCATCCAAGATGTTGTTCATCTCATCGAAGAGCGGCTGATTTGGATTTGGAGCAGGAACATCAGCCACAGGAGCATCAGGAGTCACAGGAGCACCGCCTTGAGCTGCGGAATTCCCTCCTGGCATGTTGCTGTTGCTGAGATTGTTGGCTGCTGGATCCGGATGCGGCTTGTAGCCGATCTTGGGTCGGATCTCGTTAGCCGAAAGGATCTCGTTTCGAGACAGCGAGTTGATGAGCTCACCCATAGCGGACAACGGAATGAACTGCCACTGATCCCAGAAAGTCATGATCGACTGTCCTTGGGTTCTCGCAGTCTTGGTCAAGAACGTACGAACCATGGCCTCTCTGACCGCTTTGGTCAAAGAACCAATCGTTCGGTTCATGTAGTTCAACATCGTCTTCTCATCCGCCGAGCCATTCATGATCTCAGGCGTGAGTCCGAGCTGGCCATACAACAGGTTCACGAGATACTCGATCTGACTCATGATGTTGTTGTCGACTGGACGATTCAGCTGGATGACCTTGTCGTTGGCGTCGATGTATCCGATGCCAAGAGGGCTGTCCTTGATCTGGCTCTCGAGGAACGAACGACGCTCTTCTGCTTGCGTCTCCTTCGTCTTTCCTCGAACTGTGTACGGAAGCTGAATCAGAAGATCGAGCTTCCCGTTGACAGCCTTCTCGTCGAGATTGTCCAGAATGGCCATCTTTCGAACCAGACGCTGTAGAACACTCGAGCCGTCATTCATCACAGCGTAGAACGGGTTGTAAACGATTCCCACCGTGTTCTTTGGAACGATGAGCGTCTTCCGTTGTCCGTCATTCTCATCGAGTGCAGAAATCTGGACATGCTGTGGGAAGAACTGCAAGATCTCAGCGACACGCATCTTCTGGACATCCCATCCACCACCAGTATCGGGGTTTAGGGTCGTGTCCGTAGGAAGAATGGCCAAGTAGCCGTTGTCGAACATCGAGAAGTAGACGTCTTGGAAGAAAGCTGTCGCAGCTTGGTCAATATTCGCTTCCACCGTCAAGCATTCGTTCAGATTGCTCGAGATGTCTTCCTTGTACTGACCGTCCTCGTCCAAGCGCACGTGACGGAAGGCCACACCTGAGGCATCGACTGCCATCCTGACGTACATCGCAGTCAAGACCGTCTTGTCGCTAACATGCCGAAGACTGGTGATGCCAGCGCCTCGTCCTGAGCCCGATCCGAAGAACCTCGAGTACTGATTCTCTTGAGCAAAATTCGTGTCCTGTCTGTCCGACACAAATGCGTTCCAAGCATGTCGAAGAGACTTACCTAGACGTGAGCGCTGTGGTGGTTGTGCCATGAGTCACCTCCTTCCTGTGTCATTCGAACATCTCCTTGTTGAGTTTCCACGCAACGAAAGCGTCCATGAGAGCGGACACGTTGTCGATCTTTTCGTCGTATCGCTTCTTCATGAGCTTTCGGTTGTAGTTCGTGTCCTCCTCGACTACCGCGTTACCCATGCAGTACTGCATGAGAAGCTCGTCGAATAGAAGGAGACGTTCTTCGGACAAGTTCTTCAGCTCACCGAGTGGGACCGACTCGGTTCTTGCGCCCTGGATGACTCGCTCCATACCATAGACGCCGTTCATCTGCTCCCACTTCTCAGAGAAAGCCTTGGCGCCATAGGCGTCGTACCCGAAGGTTCGTGCGTCATAGTCGCATTCTTGGATGTGCGCATCGAGATCATCGAAGATCACGCCGTCGACATCGAGAATCGTTCCAGGCATCACATGGAGACTGCCCTCGTCGATGAACTCGTCGTACTTGGCTCGAGTGGCTCCTGGAATGCGAGCCATAGTCCTCTCGGTAATGTAACTCCTGACCTTCACTCCAAACTTTCCATTTGGTAATGGAAATAGAAAGGTGAATGCACAGAAGTCATCACCTTGTGACAGGTCGGCACCAACAGAACAAGGGAGTCCCCAGTACTTGCGCTTACGATGGGGCAGAGTTTCTTCGTATGTGAAGAAGTATGTGAATCCTGCCATCGGAATTCCAAACCGCTTGGCCAGAATGTCATTTCGCTGTGATGGCGATTTCTCTGCACGCTCAACCGCCTTATGGTAGGTCGAGAAAGAGACCGTCTTCCCGAGGTTTGGCTGCGCTTTGACCCAGAGGTCAGGGTTCTTGATTTCTTCTAGTTCGTCCAGCTTGTAGTGCCAGATCGAGATCTCAGGAGCAATATAGTCGCCCTTGAGAATTTCCTGGAGAGTCAACTTGATGTTGTCTCCAGCGCCGTTCCGCACAGTCCCCTCAGACGAGACTGCGACGATCAGCCAATCCGGAACCTTCTCTGCTCCCTGCCGGATCGCCTCGACGACATCCTCACGAATATCGCCAGACAACCACTCATCCACCGTGTTGTACTTAGACCGAAGTCCCTGGAGCTTGTCGATCGACATGGGTCGTACTTCAAGCAGGGAGCCGGTGAGGAAGTTCTCGACTCCCTTCTTAGTGGGAACGAGCTTCTGCCGAAGGGCTCTTGACCCTGTTGTGTTTTGAAGTGAACCCTCGGTAAGAAACTTGAAGTACGGCCCTCGCGCACGGGTGATGGAAGTGCGAATGGGACCGATGATCTCTTCAGCTTGTTTCATGGTTGGTGCAGTTGTGATCTGGTGCGTGGTGTGGCGGTCCACATTGAGTCCATAGTTCTGAATGCATGACTCGTAGAGCGACTTAGCCGCACCACGAGCCACGATCAGATACTGGATGTTGGTAAGACGCTTCTTGACCGTCTTACGCTCCCAGTGACCACCACGTCCATCATCGTTCTTGACGTAGTCGTCGAACTCCTCGAAGAACCACCAACCAAACACCTGTTCTGCCCACAACTTGAATGTGTCCAACAGAACCAAAGGCTCTCCGTCGGTGAGCGTGAGCTCATCCTCGCAGAACCGGTTGAAACCTTCTACCTTCGATGCGTCGTAGTAGACGCGGGGGCTGGCGATGAGCGCTTCAATGCGATCCATCTCCATGAGGATTTCCCGACAGACGGGAATCTCCTTCTGAAGCACCAGATCACGGAACTCCTCGTAGTACACGGGCACTGCCCGATTGCTAAGCTTGTTGCTCATCGCCAACCCTCCCTTCTACTTCTTCTTTGGCGCCATCCGCTTTGATGTCTCGATCAGACCCTTGCCGAGGGTCAGTGGCTCAGGCAGCTTCTCGGTAGGATCGAACTTCTTCGACGACTTCTGGATCTTGAGTCCTGTTGCCAGAACAGCTTGCTCCATAGCGACGTCTATTGCTCGGTCCACAACACGATCGGTCTGCCGAGTCACCTGCTTCTTGACGAACTTCTTGATGAAGCCGTCAGCCTTGGCCTGCGTCTGCGCAGACTGGGCAGCAAGAGCTGCGTTGACGTCCTTCTCCAGCTGAAGTCGACGCGAATATGACTGGATCTCGGCATTCGACAGAGACTGGATGCCAATCGTGTCGATCTTCTTCTGGATCCTGTCTTGATGGATCTGGTCGGCAGAACCCGTTCGAGGAATCAGACCATCGGGCTTGTTGCCGGGATTCGCAGTGTCCGTCGCCTTCTTCCCGACGATCCTCGAGACGAGCCCAGAAGCACCCGTCTGACGCCTCACACCCCACTTCTGACCCTTGATGCCGTGATGGGCGAGAATATCGTCCACTGAGTCGTCCGAGTGCGTGACGCCATGAACCCTGCTGGGGTCAAGAACGGCATTCGGATTGAAACGGAACCCGGACTTCGAAGAATCCTGACTGTCCAGGCTTTGGACATTCAGAAGCTCCTTACGAAGCTCTTCTGTGGTGGCTGGATGCGGGTTCACGCCGTTGTACGGCACCGCCTTGTAGGAAATGGCGTCCAAACCCTGTCTGGCAACGGCGCCGGACTTCAAACCAACCTCGATCTTCTGCGTTCCAGAAGGACTTACACCTTCAATGGACTGCGGAATCGCGGTGTTGTTCATGTAGTCCAGAGCAACAGCCATAGCGTCGGACGTCAGCTTCGGATCCTTCCAAACATCTTCAGGATTCGTGATGCCCTTTGCCAGTGCCATCTGCTTCACAGCGTCTTCGAGCTGAGGAGAGTTGCTTTCCCACAGACCCCTCATGTTTTCGATCATAGAAGCTTCCCACATCTTGTCGAGCTTCTTGTTGATCTCCTCCTCGGAGAGCTTGCCAGACTTCACAGCCACCTTGGCGAACTTCCCACCCTTTCCACGCTTCACCATGGACTCGTTGAACTCGCGAGCCATGAAGTGTGAGAGAACATCGTCCACTGGGTCGTCAGAATGCTCGAGAGATGAAGGTCGAATCTCGACGATGGCGCCG